GCAATTCTTCTTAAATTTTTACCTAGTAATCCTGTGACGGCAGATTTGCCCTGTCTTTTGAATACATCTATTGCCATGTATAAATAGTCCTATATAATTTAAAGTATTTATAACGATTATGACATATAAAGGAAAGTTTAAACCTAAAAATACTACCAAATATAAAGGTGATTTGAAAGAGATAGTATATCGTTCTTCATGGGAATTAAAAATGATGAAGTACTGTGATACCACCAAATCTATTATAGAATGGGGCAGTGAGGAATTAGTAATACCTTATGTATCGCCATGGGATGGTCGTTATCATAGATATTTTCCTGATTTCTATATCAAAGTTCGTACTAAAAATGGTAGTCTTAAAAAGTATATCATTGAAGTCAAACCTAAAAATCAATGCACACCACCAGAAAGGAATCCTAAACGAAGAACAGGCGTTTGGTATAACAAAGTCAAGACATGGGGCATAAACAAGGCTAAATGGAAGTCTGCGACTGAGTTTTGTTTAGACCATGATATGGAATTTAAGATACTAACCGAAGACCACTTAAACCCTCGTTAGGCGTTATTTGATGCAAATACACTACTTTGGTCTCTGACATACCTAGTAGCATGATTTTGAACAGTAGTTCCACCTTGTGCTACATTAGTAGCAGTATTGTTATTAACTATAACTGAACCACCTGATTCTCTTTGTCTTAATTCAGCAGCTCTATCTGCAAGAGTAGGCCCTTGTAGATTTTTTACAAATGCTGGTGCTTCTGCTGATTCTGTTGCTGGTGCATCAGTACTAAATTTAAGTTTATTTTTAACAAAATCAGGTACAGGTAACATGTCAATAACAGCATTGATTGCTCTTTTAATAGCTGTACGAATACTTTTGAAAAAATCAAAAATAGGGGCAAACATATCACCTATAAAGTTAGAAACTTTTGACATTACCTTTGCTCTGAATTCCATAAGAGTTGTTAATATTGATTTAAAGAAAGATGTAATTTCATCCCAATAGTTATATATGAGTACACCAATTCCTGCTATAGCTGCTCCTATTAAAACAAAAGGATTTATCATCAAAAGCCCTTTAGCAACAACTGCTAGTATACCTTTACCAAATACAAGAAGTTTAGGGCCAATACCCATAATCGAAGCTCCTAAACCTTTAGCTCCTGCCAAAGCTTTACCACCCAATAATGCAGCATTTCTACCAAATGAAGTGCCAAGATTCTTTACACCATTAAGTAATCCCATGCTTCCTTTTTTCAATCCACCCATTATCTTACCACCACTTGTTCCATACAATCCACCAGTTTTCATTAAATCATTTTTAATAAAAGTAAGTCCACCTAAAAACTTTGCAAGTGCCATTTTTAGGCCTGAATACGCAATAAAGGCTGTTATCATACCACCTAAAACAATTAGTGTTTTTGTAAAACCACCTTGTTCACCAAAGAACGCTATGAAGTCCATTAATGCCTCACTTTGTAAAAGTTTAGCAAAAGCAAAATAAGCTGCTATAAGTAAACCTGTTTTTAAAAAAGGAAGAGCTTTACTTTTCATACTTTCACCGAAAGCTTTGAAGTTTTCTGAAATCATACCAAACCCCTTTTGCAGAGCAGTGGTTTGTGCTTGTTCTTGTCTTGTTTTTTCTTTTTTTTCTTTTGCTTCTATATTTTTCTTTAAAGCTTCAGCTTGGTCTTGTCTTAATGGGTCTGCCTCAAGCATTGCTAATTGTTCTTTTTCTATATTAATTGATTCTTGAAAAGCTTTTCTTAGTTCTATTTCTTCTGGTGAAACTTTTAAAACATTATTACCTATTTTATTAAGTATGTCTATTGATTCTTGTTGATATTTAGCATCAAAATTTTCTTTATCTCTCTCAGCCAAATCTAACTCCTCTCTAGCCTCATTTGATTCTCTTTGTTTTTTTGTTAATTCCATAAATACCTTAGTTGAATCTTCACCAGCAGCAACTTGTTGTTTATATGATAATGATAATTTTTCTACTTCTAGTTGAGCTTGTTTTTGTTTATTAGAAGCTGATTCTACTGCATCAGAAAAGTTCTTCAATTTTTCAGTGCCATCTTTTCTAGCATTCACATCATCTCGCAAACTTTTTTGTATTTCTTTTTGATTGAGTTGAGCCATTATTTTTTACTTGTTCCTGTGTATAGTCCAAACCAAGCAGCACCAGCACCTACAACGATACTTATCAACCCAGACTGTTCCATAGTTGGAGCAGATAAGTTCATATACCAAATAACACATTTGTATAACAATACAATATATACTGTTAAAAATAGTCGTGGGAATATTCTCCATGCATCCACAGCTTTTGCCATGTCTATCCATGATTGATATTTGTTTTTACTAGAATCTACAACATTTGTATCTACTTCTAGTTCTATATTTACTTTTTTAGTTTCGTTTTGCATTCTCTTTCTCTATTCTTTCGTTTTCTTCTCTAATATATTTAGTTAGTAAACCCATATATATTTCTCTCTCATAGGGCAACATATTATCTAACTCTGTTAAAGAGTATTTATGATGTTGCATGAGTGCAAAATTACTTTCGTAGTAATTTTTTAGGCTCTCATGTGAGAGCCCTATACTAAAAAACTCTCTATACCCTCTAACATAACTTCACTAGTGACTTCTGTTTTAGGGTTAGTTACCTCTATTCTGTGTCTAAGTCTTGGCATAGTTTCAAAAAATTTTGCTAATCTTGTAAATTGTTCTGTAGAAAGTGATTCAATAAACTCATCTAAGTCTTTCTTTGACATATCAACCTTGTGAGTTATTTCTTCTTTGAAATGAACTTCTTCAATACAATCTGCCGTTAAATCAAAAATCATTTTAGTATTATCACTTCCACTTGTATACTTTGTAAATGTATCTAAAAGTGGATATTTAAAAACTATTTTAATTTCAGGTGTAAGTTGTATTTCATTTGTATGTTCTTCCACCATACCAACATTAATATCATCTAAATCAATACTAACAGGAACTTGTGTTTTTTTGTCATCTGGGCAAGTCACTTTTATATCTATTTTTGAACCTACAGATTTACTTCTTATTTTTAAAAAGATATACTCTGCATCAAACATAGCAATCTTTTTAGTATCTATTTTATTAAAAGTACAATCACTTATTAATTGATTTACTGCATCAATAATCTCTTTGGTATTTTTAGATTCTTCTGCCATCATCATTCTTTTTTGTTCTTTCACTAGGAAAGGTCTATACTTCACTTCTTCATCTGTTGAAGGCATGTTTAAAGTATAAACTGGTGTTTCAAGTTTAGGTAAAGCCATAATTTTTCACTCCTTAATTATAATTTTCTTAATACTTTTGGTATTCTATTTAGTAGTTGTCTTTCCACCTGATTTGCAAGTACCCCTTGCAATCTATCTAATAAAGGTTTCGGTAGAGAACCTTCATCTGTTAAATTCTTCCAATATCTATAACTAAAAGTTACATTAACCTCTTGTGCCGTAGTTGCTGGACTAGCATCTAATCCTTGTTCAGCGATATCTGTTGGAAAACACTCGACTAATTCGCATCCATATCTTCTGTTACCATCTTGGTCTAAAGAATACATTTGTATAGTGCCAACATAATCATCATAATAACCAGCAGCAAATGTTTGTGGGTTATATGCAAGTCTTTGCCATGTTTCAAAAAATATCTTTTCTCTCATGTCATTATGACAATAAAACTTACCTTGAACATTACCATATGTGTATCCACCATTTGCAATTTTTCTTACAGGGCCATAAATGTTATCATCTGATGTTGTGTCAATACCACGAGGTGGAAATGCTATCGAGTTACATTGATATCCTACTTCTCTTTGTTCTTGTCCACCTACTTGTCCAAGCAATACTTGTGAGAATAGATTTGTAGAAGCACCTGTTGATGTTCCTCTAGTTCCTGATGGTGGTAAAAATAATACTTCATACCTAGATGGCATTGCCATCCCATTGTCATCTCGTAAGGGTGCAAGTAACTCATTTAATATTGATGAAGTGCCTGCCTCTATTAAACTATTTCCGAAATCCATTATACCATTCCTCTTGATTTTGCAAATACATGACTGTCAGATTGTTTTTTAAATCTCTGTACAGGTAATAGTGTTGCCACCATAAATTCATCTGCCTCTACTTTTCTAAATTGTGTCTTAACATTACCTGCTAAATATCTTTTTAGACATGGTTTAATTAAGTCCACTTTTTTTAATCTACTATAATCTACATTTAATTTTGTAGAAGTATCAAACTTATCATTGTTACTATAGTCCACTAATCTATCTAGCAATCTTAATCTCATTGGCATAGACAAATAGTGTATATTGATTCCTAAGAACCCATTACTATATTTTTCAATAGGTAATACTAAAGGAAATGTATCATAGTATGGTAATTTCTCTTTTAGTTTAGGGTCATATACAAACATATTTAGTAGACCAAAGGTAGGTGTTGATGTTCTTTTACCATCACGAATCAAATCAGCAGACTTTGGTGTACCAAATTCCTTGATTTTATCACGAAACCATTGTGTTGATTTAGGTCTACCACCTGCTGCCTTTAAGACACTTTGGATATATTTACTTCTTGCCATACATTTATTTATAAGGATTGTATAGAATTATACGAGAAAAGTGCCCCTATGAAATAGAGGCACTCGATAGGTTTACTCAGCTAGTTTTTCAAAATATGCTAATGTATCATCTTCCTCAACTACAGGTGTTTCCACTTTTGTAGCTTGTGGTTTTGTATCAACCTTTGGCTTTGCCACAGGTGCATCATCTATTGTATCAGCAACATTTCCAACCTTTACAGTTCCAGAAAGAACTGCATCTAGTCTGGTTTTTAACTCATCATAAGATTTAAAGTTTGTTGCAGCTGTGAACTCTGCAAGAGAGTGTTGTGCTTTCCAAACATTATCTGCTTCTGAGTCATCTTCAAAAAGTTTTGATGTGTCTTCAAACTCTGATTTATCATAGTTCCAATATCCATCTACCTTTCTGATTTTTAATTTGAAGTTAGCACCTTCCCAAAAATCAAATGGGTTGATTGCCTTTTCATCTTCAAACTCTGGTGACATAGCAGCA